TTGCTGCCGAAAACACTGCTTTTCAAGAGCGTATGAGCAACACTGCTTATCAACGTCAAGTTAAGGATTTGGAGGCTTCTGGCCTTAATCCTATGCTTGCTTACGTTAAGGGTGGTGGTGCTTCTACACCTTCTGGCACTGTTGCCCAGATGTCTTCTCCGGTTTCTGCTGGTATTTCTTCTGCTGAGTCTTCGGCTCGTTCTTCTCTTACTACAAAGCAAGTTCCCAAGGTTGAGGCTGAGACTTCTAATATTGGTGCTGATACGATTAACAAGCGTGCACAGCGTTATTTGATTGAAGCTCAGACTGGTCTTGCTGGTGTTACTTCTGATGAAAAGCGTTCTCATATTTCTCTTATGGAAAATCAATCTGCAAAGATTGTTTCTGAGATTAAGAATATTCCGCTTGAGGGTGACCGTTTGATTGCTCTTGCTAAGCAGCTTCGTACTGCTACTGAGCTTACTGGTTTTCAGATTGGAACCGAAGAGCAGCGCGCTAAACAGATGTCATGGATGGCTGTTAAGACGATGCTTGAAGGTGATTTGTTGTCTTTGGATAAAGCTGCTATTCTCAAAGCTGAGAATTTTGGTAAAGAGTTTGGTCAATATAAGGGCATTATTGATGCCTTGATTTCTACGTTCCGTATGCTTAAACGTTAAGGAGTATTTTATGAAGTTTATTTCTGCTTATGATAATCACGATGCCCATTCTACTGAGACCGGGCTTGAGTGTTTGGATTCGTCTTTAACGCAACAGCAGTTTAAAGAGGAAGCTGATATCAACACTATTGTTGATCGTTTTATGAAGACTGGTCATTTACCTGATCCAGTCTCTATGCCCCAGTATGTTGACTATGAGGGCATTTTTGATTTTCAGTCTGCGATGAACGTAGTTCGCGCTGCTGATGAGAATTTTATGCGTATGGACGCTAAAGTTCGTGCTCGTTTCAACAACTCTCCACAAGAGTTTTTGAACTTTTTCGCAGATCCTGCGAATACGGATGAGGCGGTTCGCCTTGGCCTGGCGGTTCCTGACGCCAAGCCAAAGGAGTTCACCTCACCCGTTGAAGCGGCTTAAAGCCGCTTTTGGTACAGTTCGCTACTTGATGTAACTGTACCTATTGACACCTTTTTTGTTTTCTGTTCTACTGGAGTTCACTATGAAACCTCTTACACGCCACAATGCTAACAAGCACTCTAGTGCTACAAGTTTTAAGCGCAACATCAAGACCACCAAGCTGATCAACATCACTGCTGGTCCTATGCGCGGCGGTATTCGTCTATAAGGCCTGCGTGTGCTCAACACTTTGGTCACACCCTCAACACGGTCCTATCAAGTGCGGCCAGTGCATAGAGTGTCGTTTAGCCTACTCGAGAGAGTGGGCTATTCGTATCACCCACGAGCAACAGATGCATCAGGTGTCTTGTATGCTGAACCTCACGTATAACGATGCTTGGCTTCCCGAACATGGTCAACTTTTTAAAGAGGACCTGCAGCGCTTTTTTAAGCGTTTGCGTAAGTCGGGTTTCAAGTTCCGTTACGTGGCTTCTGGCGAGTACGGCGATCAAACCAAACGTCCGCATTTTCATATTGCGTTGTTTGGAGTTGATTTTTCTGATGACCGTCGCCCTTTTGGCCGTGCTGTTGGTGGTGACCGTACCTTCACTTCTGATTCCGTTTTAAAGGCTTGGCCTTATGGAAATCATTTGATTGGCACGCTTAATTTTGAGTCTGCAGCATACATTGCCCGCTATATCTTGAAAAAGATTAAGGGCTTGCAACAACCTGAGCCTTTGTATGTTGACGAAGTCACTGGCGAAATGGTGTTGCCTAATCCCGAGTTTATGCTTATGTCTAAAGGCATTGGTCGTTCTTGGTTTCGGGATTATTTCATGTCGGATGTATTTCCGCATGCTTCTGTCATTACCTCACAAGGTAGTAAAGCTCCTGTTCCCCGTTATTACAAATCACTATTGAAGGAGGTTGGGTCCGATTTAGCTCTGGACATGCAGTATCGTAGTTCGGCGAGAGCCGAGCTTGAAGTTGAGCGTATAGCGTCTGAGAATTTGCCTTCTAGGAAAATTTCTCGTTCTATTGTTTCTTCTTCTCGTTCTAATTTATCTAAACGTAATCTATAATTTATTAAGGTCATATCATGCATTTATTCGTTGTTTGTGTTAAAGATCGCGCTGCCGAAGTCTTTAACCGTCCTTTTTTTGTTCCCCATCGCAATGTTGCCATTCGCGATTTTACTGACGAAGTCAATCGGGTTGCTGCTGATAATCAGCTGAATAAGCACCCTGATGATTTCGATCTCTATTTGCTCGGTGAGTTTAACGATAATACCGGCGAATTTTCTATTTCTTCCCCCCAGGTCTTGGTTCGTGCCAAGGATGTTTTGCAGTCTGTCTGACCTTTGCACCCCTTCGGGGGTGCTTTTTTCTTTTTGGAGTTTTTTATGTTCCACAACAAATCGGTTGATGCTCACAATTTTGCAATGGTTCCCCGTGCTGACATCCCCCGTTCTCGATTCTCTATGCAGAAAACTCTTAAGACTACTTTTGACAGTGGTCTAATTGTTCCTATCATGTGCGAAGAGGTTCTACCTGGAGACACATTCAATGTTAATGTCACTATGTTCGGTAGGCTTGCTACCCCCATTTTTCCGGTTATGGATAATCTCCATTTGGACTCCTTTTTCTTCTTTGTTCCTAATCGTTTGGTTTGGACGAATTGGGTTAAGTTTATGGGGGAGCAGGATAACCCTGCCGATTCTATTTCTTACACTATCCCTCAACAAGTATCCCCTACTGGTGGATACGCTATCGGGTCCTTACAGGACTACCTTGGTCTACCGACAGTTGGTCAAGTCGGTGCTGGTAATACGGTTTCACATTCGGCGTTACCTACCCGTGCTTACAACCTAATTTATAACCAATGGTTTCGTGATGAAAACCTTCAGAATTCCCGAGTGGTTGACAAAGGCGATGGCCCTGACGCCAACGCCGCTACTAACTATGCAATCCTTCGACGTGGCAAGCGTCATGATTATTTCACTGGCTCGCTTCCGTGGCCCCAAAAGGGTGGTACCGCTGTAACCCTTCCTTTGGGTACAACCGCGCCTATTTTTTATTCTGGTACTCAGAGCAATGCTACGCAGCCGGTAGCTGTGAATATTGCAGGTACATCTCAAGCTGCTAATTTTAAAAATGATGTTGGCACTGCCAATGTCTATATTGGTGGCACTGGTACTGGTGATCTTTCTCGTACTCTTTATGCTGATTTGAGTCAAGCCACCGCTGCTACTATTAATCAGCTTCGGCAATCTTTTCAGATTCAAAAGTTGCTTGAACGCGATGCTCGTGGTGGTACACGTTACACCGAGATTTTGCGTTCTCATTTTGGGGTTACATCCCCAGACGCGCGTCTGCAGCGTCCTGAATATTTAGGTGGTGGTTCAACCCCTATTAATATTTCTCCTATTGCTCAAACATCTGGTACCGGTGTTTCTGGCCAATCTACCCCTCAAGGCAATATTGCTGCTATGGGTACTTATTTGGCCAAGGGTCACGGTTTTTCACAGTCATTTGTTGAGCATGGCTATGTTATTGGCGTTGTTTCTGTTCGTGCTGATCTTACTTATCAGCAAGGTCTTCGGCGCCATTGGTCTCGTTCTACTCGTTACGATTATTATTTTCCTGTGTTTGCTACGCTTGGTGAACAAGCTATTTTGAACAAGGAAATTTATGTTACTGGTGGATCTACTGATTCACAAGTTTTTGGTTATCAGGAGCGTTGGGCTGAGTATCGCTACAACCCTTCTGAGATTACCGGCTTGTTCCGGTCTACTGCTGCGGGCACTATTGATCCGTGGCACTATGCACAGAAGTTTACTTCTTTGCCTACTCTTAATTCTACTTTTATTCAGGACACTCCGCCTCTTGCTCGCAATTTGGCTGTTGGTGCTGGTGCAAATGGACAGCAGCTTCTTCTCGATGCTTTTTTTACTACTACTGCTGCCCGTCCTTTGCCTATGTACTCTGTACCTGGTCTTATCGATCATTTTTAAGCTCGTGCGGTTTACACCGCATGAGCCGAAAGGTTACTTATGTTCGATTGGCTTACTGCTCCTATCGCCTCTGTTGCTTCTGGTGTCGCTGGTTTTCTTGGTCAACAAGAAACCAACGCTCAGAACAGGCAGCTTGCTGCCGAAAACACTGCTTTTCAAGAGCGTATGAGCAACACTGCTTATCAACGTCAAGTTAAGGATTTGGAGGCTTCTGGCCTTAATCCTATGCTTGCTTACGTTAAGGGTGGTGGTGCTT